ATAAGAACCGAGCGTTCAACCCTTCCGAGGATGACGGCATTTTGCGTATAGTCCAAAATTGGGGTAATGAGCTTATAGCTCAGATGCAGAACCGATTGAGGATTAATAAGACGAACGCAACGAGTTCACTTTCTCAGTCTATTGAGCCACAAATCAAAGGAACGCAGAGCGGATACCGTTTGACTGTTCTGATGGAGGATTATTGGCAGTATGTAGAGGAAGGAAGGAGAGCCGGTAAGATGCCGCCAATTAAAAATATATACGAGTGGATTAGGTACAAACGACCTATCCAAGATAAAATTCAACAGTCACCTGATAAGATAGCAGCCACAAAGTCACTCGCTTACGTTATCGCCAGGAAGATTGGACAGAAAGGAACAAAGGCTCAACCATTCGTGACACCATCTTTAAAACAAGTCACAACCCAAACACTCGCTCAGAGAATTGGGAGGTACATTGCCGACACTTTAGGCAGTCCATAATTAAAAAAGTTTTTTCATTCTGCAAATTATTTTTATATTTGTGGCATGGAAATACAAGAAATTGTAAAGCTAATCAAGCTTAAGAAACGCCACGGCATCATCAAGCGTGTCAGTGAAGAAACGGGGGTAAGTATGCCCACCGTTAAGAAGTACATTGAAGGCAACGTCATTTCAGACAAGGCCCTTTTAGTTTTAAAGGCTGCCCTTGAGGACATAGAAAACGAGGAGGTGCAGCAATGATCACTATGTTAGTACACGACCACGAGATTGAGGTTATACAGTATTTTGTGACGCTATTCTTTGACCGTGAGGAAGTAGAGTCTATGATCATGGAACACTACCGTGATGAGTATTCTGATCATGTATTCAGAGTAGTTGACGAGGAAGGAGCATCCTACAAAACAGACTTCACCATTTACAACGACATAGAGCGTTATGACGTTATCAATGACCTGATGTATTATCACAACCTAAAACCAACAAGAATTAAACTAATAGAAAATGAAAACAAGTAACGAAACAAACAACCTTGTGAAGGCTCTATTTGAGTTCCAAGGTAAAGTAAACGCTGTTAAAAAGACAGCTAAGAACGACCACTTTCAATCAACCTATGCTGACCTTTCAAGCATACTTGTTACCATCAACCCGGTATGTCAAGAGTTAGGGCTTTTGATTACTCAGCACCCACACGATGACGTATTGGTAACTAAGATTTATCACGTAGAGAGTGGCGAATGGATGCAGAGCGAACAGCTCTTAAGGATGCGAGATGCAAACAACCCTCAGCAGTATGGTTCTGCTTTGACTTATGCTCGTCGTTATGCCCTTGCATCTATCTTCAATCTTAACCAGGCAGACGATGACGGCAATAGTGCAAGTGGGCATCAAGTTAAAACAGTCAAGGAAACCATCACACCACAACATCCAATGTGGCAGAAAGCATTGAAGCACATTCAGAACGGTGGGAACATCCAAGACATTAAAGACAAGTTTGTTCTATCTAAAAAGCATGAGGAGGTGCTGACAGCAACGAAATGACTAATGCAGAACGGATGGAAGTTACGATGACACAAAGCCAAGAGGAATGGCTCAAAGCAAGAGCCAATCGTTTCACGGCTTCAGTAGTACACAAGTTAATGGGGAGCAGCCGATCAGGTTCTCCCCTATCTAAAACGGCAGAAACATTTGTTTATGAACGAGCTGCTGAGATACTTACGGGCAACTCTAAGCCAGTATATGGTGACGCTCTTGAATGGGGTATAACAAACGAGGCGGATGCCTTTTACTATTTCAATCAGCATAACTTTGAGGAGTGGACATACTATGGCGGAGAAACCTATGTATTTATTCCTTATGGTGAGTACAGTGGTTATTCACCTGACGGCTTGAGTCAAGATGCAATCCTTGAAATAAAATGCCCGTACAACTCAGGTATCCATTTAAAGAACTTCAACATCTATGATGCGGATTCTCTCAAACAAATACACCCAGAGTATTATTGGCAGATGCAACTCGGCATGATTGCCGCCAACTTGGACTATGGTTATTTCGTTTCGTATGATCCACGAATGCCAGAAGGAAAACAGATGCACATTGGAGAGATTGAACGTCACGAAGTTGAGTTTGAACTCAATGAGAAATTGACTAATGCTTGGGAATTATTGCAAAATATTTTGGCGAATTAAAAAGAAAGTTTATATTTGAAGTATGGAAGTACCAGTTATATTAGTTTTACCTGTCGCATTAATCATGGCTATTTGCTATTTAGCTTATTTGAAAATATGCGACGAAGTCAGAGAATTTAAGAAGCTTGAGGATGAGCTTGAGCGTCAAGCCAACGAGTCTGAAAAGCCGTATGTTGAACCACTTTACAGAAGGAGATTTAAGAAATGAACAACATGATTCAGCAAAGGGTTGCTGCTGTTCTACTTAAGCACCCTGAAACCAAAGACGATGACCGAATGCTCACTGCTTATTATTGGACAATGCAGATGTCAGACGAAGGTATCAGATTAGAAACCTTTGATGACTTTAAACGTGAGTACACATTCGGCAAGTTAACCGATGCTCAGACCATCACAAGAATCAGAAGAAAGCTGCAGATGGAACGTCCGCAGTTTAGAGGTAAGAAGTACCTGGAGAAGTTCAACAAACAACAGAAAGTAAAGGAAGATTTGGGGTATGGTGTACAAGGCAACCGTTAGGCTTTCATTGTCGTCAGGCATAACTATTCAAGGAACAGTGAACGGACATTGCAAAACGCCAAAGGATTTCTTTGATGTATGCTGTGATTATTTCCTTGAGGAAGTGTGGCACGATGGAAGTAGGATTGATGACATTGAAGTCAGTAGTATACAACCTGCTGACAGCTTTTCAAAATTGATTGCACTAGGTACAACCCTTGATGATGATCAAGCCAAACACGGACACGATTACACACCTTTTCACAGGTACAAGATTTTAGAAAATATTTAGTATATTTGTAGAGTATTACAACAGGGTAGGAGCTGTTATGTTAAAAGATTTTTGCCTCGGCTGGTTAGATGGACTCCTACACATCTAATCGGTACGGGGCTTTTTTTATGAAATGAATTTTTTAGAACAAGATTTAGAAGAAATTATTTTTACAACAGATTGCGATGAATTATGTGATCGTGGTCTTTATGACACAGGTCAATTGTTTCGTCAAGTCAAAATTGGTAATTATGGTATTGCCGATTTGATTTCTTTCCATCGTCCATATTACAATTCAAGTGGAGAAAGAGAAAATGGCACAATTAGGATTTATGAGTTAAAACGTGACCTGATTGACATCAATGCTTTTTTACAAGCTGTGAGATATGCAAGAGGCATTCAAAGGCGAATTGAAAAAAAGAACCACTATCCTTATAATATAGAAATTGTTTTAATCGGTAAAAAAATGGATAAGAAAAGCCCTTTTTGTTTTTTACCTGAACTCATTACAGCGGATAGTTTTTATTTAACTTATTATACATATAGTTACGAAGCCGATGGCATTAAGTTTCATAATGAAACAAATTATTGTATGAGTAATGAAGGTTTTTAATTATGGCAATATTTAGAAAAATACATACATCATTCTGGTCAGATACTTTTATACAAGATTTAGATAACGATCAACGTCTTTTTTATTTGTATCTACTGACTAATGAGAGAACTAAACAATGCGGTATCTATGAGATTAGTAAAAAGCAAATGGCTTTTGATTTGGGATACAGTATAGATAGAGTATCTAAACTCCTTAAATACTTTATAAATACTGGTAAGGTATTGTATAATGAAACGACTAAGGAGATTGCAATCAAAAATTGGGTGAAGTATAACAACTCAACTTCTCCAAAGGTCTTAAGTTGCATAAAATCAGAGCTTGACGATGTTAAGGATAGAGTATTGATAGAGTATATAAAGGGTATACATACTCCATCACAACAAGAAGAAGAACAAGAAAAAGAAGAAGAAGAAGAACAAGACCAAGAATTAGTTTTGGTGAGGGATGAAATTTTTGATCAGGTTTGGAAGGCTTACAGCAAGGTGTCAAGTAGACAACCTGGAAGTAAGAAAGATGCAGCCGCTAAGTTTGGAAAGTTAAAAAAGGCAGAACTTGAAAAGATAAGGGAACACCTACCATTGTTTCTCAAGAATCACATCGCAGCTCAAAAGACAGATTATCTTCCTAACTTTACAACTTACTTAAATCAAAAGAGATACGAGGATGAAAAACTCCCGTATGCGGATAGTCAAAACGAATTAGACAACTGGACATTATGAAACACGGATCTTTATTTAGTGGATTAGGTGGCTTTGATTTAGCTGCTGAGTGGATGGGATGGGAGAACATTTTTCACTGCGAGTGGATGGAATTTCCTCGTAAGGTTTTGGACTATCACTTTCCAAATGCTGATTCACACATTGATATATGTAAAACAGATTTTAAAAAATATGCAAACAAAATTGACATTCTCACAGGAGGATTCCCATGCCAACCATTCTCAATGGCAGGGAAAAGAAAAGGAACGGATGATGAACGCTATCTCTGGGGCGAAATGCTTAGAGCAATACAAGAAATTAAACCCACGTTCGTCATCGCTGAAAACGTCGCTGGTATCCTTAGTATTGATGACGGATTGGTATTCGAGCAGGTGTGCCTTGACTTGGAAGCTGAAGGGTACGAAGTACAACCGTTTGTTATTCCAGCTGCAGCCAAAAACGCTCCGCACAGAAGAGATAGAGTATGGTTCGTTGCTACCAACACCAACTGCAATGGACTCAACCAACGCAACGGCAACGATGAAAAGCACTCAAGTCAAGGAGGGGTCAATGCACAGCGTGACACTAAACAGAGCGATGTCGATGGGAATGCTACCGACACCAACAGCAGGAGAACACAAACACGGCAAGACGGAGAAGTATTGGGAGAATCGGATACAAAAGGAAAGGCAAGAGGATTTATCTATGATGGCATACAAAGGGATGCTACCAACACCAACGGCTTCAGACAAGAATTACCCAAGAAAAGACACAGATCCAAAAATTGTCAATCACTTAAGTCATCTCAACAATTATTTGAGTTACAACCACAAGGATGGCAAAAATTCCCAACTCAACCCCCGATTTGTGGGAGAGATGATGGGCTTCCCACCGAATTGGACGGAATCACCTTTCCTAAATGGAGAGCAGAAAGTATCAAAGGATATGGAAACGCCATAGTGCCACAGGTAGCACTTGAGATATTTAAGCAATTAGAAAAAATATACTTAGAATTGTAATCATGTTTATTCAGGATGTTAATCAGGAGATGATATTAGAGCGATTAAAAAAGCTCTGTTCATTAGGAGGCATTAAGCCACCACAACAAGGCAAGGAGTTCATCGAGTTTATTCAAGACGGATTTGCACGATGTGAAATCGAAACGATGGACAAAGCCTTCAGAGAGTATCTGCTTGGCAAGTACACAATCAGGCAACCACAACAACTGAACGTCAAATTTGTAAGCGACATCATGAACGCCTACATCAAAGACAACAGTCACACTTTAA